GACTTGCCCTCGCGGTCGCGGAAATGGAACGCGGCGAGCCGGACGATGCCGTGGCGCAAAGGTGCGGGCAGCGAATCCCAGTCCGCTGCGATCCCGACCACCAGCTGCACCGCCAGCCCGCGGCCCTCGAACGGGCGCAGCAGCCGGATGCAGGCGCTGGTCCCGATCCGCCATTCGAGAGCATTGCCGCTCACCTCCAGGGTGGTGCGCGAGCCATCCTGCGCGATCACCGCAGCTGCGGTGATGTTCTGCACCGGCCGCGAGACCAGTTCCTGCCAGTCGCCGACCAGCGGGATGGTCTCCTCGACCGTCTGCCGCAGCGGGGCCTTGCCGGTGAAGGCCTCGCAGATGGCGAGGCTGGTCGCGAGCAACTGGCCGAGCGTCTCGTCTTCGTTGGGGCGGGTGATGCCTAGCCAGTGCTTGAGTTCCGCCAGCGCAGCGTCGCCGGGCACAGGGGGCTGCACGATTGTCCGCTGCATCGCGGTTTCTCCCAGATGGTGATTCACAAAGGGTGCGCCCGCATCGCGGCATTCAGGCGGGAGGAACGGCCTGAGGCGATGCGGGCGCGAGAGTCCGGCAGCGGCGCGAAGGGGGCACGCGCCGCTGCCGGGAAACATGGGGCCTTAGGCCTCGATCTTGAGCAGCTTGATCGCCGCCGAATCGAGTACCTTCCCGCCCAACCGCTTGGTTGCGTAGAAGTGGACGAAGGGCTTATTGCTGAAGGGATCGCGCAGGATCCGCGTCGCGCTGCGCTCGGCGATGAGGTAGCCGTTGCGGAAGTTCCCGAAGGCGATCGGGTAGGCGGCGCCGGCGACATCGGGCATGTCCTCGGCCTCGATCACCGGATAGCCGAGCAGGCGGTTGGGCTGGCCTTCGACCAGGCCCGGCTGCCACAGGAACGCCCCGTCGGCGGTCTTGAGCTTGCGCACCGCGGCGAGCGTCGTCGAATTCATCACGAACACCGCGCCCTGGCGATGGCCGGGCCGCAGCGCATGGATGAGGTCGATCAGCTTGGTGTCGAGCGCGGTGCCGAGACCAGTGGCGCTACCGGTGCCGATATACTGCATCGTACCGAAGGCGCGAACGCCGTCCTCGGCGGTCGACTTGGTGCCGTTGATGAAGCCTTCGGGCTGGTTGATACCGTTGCCCTTGACGAAGGCCGCTCCCTCCGCGCGGGCAAATTCGGTCGCGATCTCGTTCGCCAGCCAGCTTTCGAGATCGAAGCCGACATCGTCGAGCATCGCCTGACTAGCCGCCGGATTGGCGTAGAGATCGCCGCTCGGCGGAGCGATTTCGGCGAATTGCGGCGTGCCGGTCTCGGGCCGCGGGGCGGTTTCGCTGACCCAGCCCGAGGCGACATTGGTGGTGGCGACGAGCTTGCGGTACCCCGCGGTGCCGGTCTGGACGACCTGCGCGACCGAACGGATGGGGCTCATCTTGAGGATGCGCGAGGCGATCGCCGCGTCGATCTGGCGCGGCACGGCAAAGCCGCCATCGGCCGGGTTGACGGCGTTCAGTGACTTCACTTCGGTTTCGCGGCCGAGCCGCAGGTAGCCATCGACGAAGCTCTTCACCTCGGGCGCGTCGGCAGCGGGGGCCGCGCCGCCCATCGCCGGACGGGTGGCAGCGCGGGCGACCTTGTCGAGGCGGGACTTCACTTCGTCGACATCGCTGCGCAGCGCGGTGATGGCGGTTTCGGCCTGGTCCTGACGGGCAACGATGTCGAAGCTCGCATCGAGCGGATCGGCGGCGGGGGTGGCGGGAGGAGTCATGTTATCCATGGGGCAGGGGCCTTTCGGTTGGGCGTAAAAAAGGCCGCCCCAATGGCGGCCGGTGGGAAAGAGGGGAGAGGGGGAGGGTTCAGGCAATGAGATGCACCCGCGCCATCGGGTGGAGCGGGTGGGTGACGAGGCTGACTTCGAACAGTTCGACCTCGAGCAATTCGCGCCCCGCTGCCGATTGCTGCGCCGCGCGGGTGCGAAAGCCGAAGCTGAGGCCGTTGACCTGCCCGGCAGCGAGCAGCTGGCTCGCGCGGCTATGCGGACGGTCGATCCGGGCGATGACACGCAGGCCGCGCGCGTCCTCGGCAGCGTGCTCGATCACGCCGATCGGCTGATCGGGACGGTGCTGCCAGTAGAGCGGCAGCGGCGTGTTGCGCCCCGCCAGCGTGCGGGCAAAGGCGCCGCGGCGGATCGTGTCGTGGCCTGCATCGGCGATGTCGAACAGCGCGGCATATCCGGCGAAGCGGATCGGGGCGGCGCTCACAGCAGCTTCCACACGCCGAGCCGCACAGCGATCCCGACCAAGAGCAGCGCCAGCACGCCGCGGATCGCCCAATCGATGAAGGCCCTCCACGCGCTGGTCTTGGCATCGCGCCATGCCTGGAGCAGTTCGCGCAGCTCGACGAGATCGCCCTCCGCGCCAGAATCGCCGAGCCCGAGGCGTTCGAGCGCCCGGTCGGTGGAAAGCGTGCTCGCTTCCTCGACGATCGCGCGCAGGGTGACGAGACCCGCCCCCTCCTCGCGCGCCTGCGCCATCAGGCTGGCAATAATGTCTTCTCGGCTCATTCGGCACTCTCCTCAGGCAGGAAGCCCAGCATCTGGCGCTTTTCGGCGCGGCTCAGGAAATCGGCGTCCGAGACCTGCGACCACAGCCGCTCGCGGTCCTCGGAAAGCGCGGGCACCTGGTCGAGATCGATCCCGAGCTGGCCTTGCGGGAACCACGGGGCGAGGCCTTCGCGCAGAGCGGCGAACAGCTTCTCGGCCAGTGGCAGCAGCGTCAGCCGCCACAGCGCGCGGTTGGCTTCGCGGTAATTGGCATAGGTGTTGTCGCCCGGCAGGCCGAGCAGCATCGGCGGCACTCCGAACGCCAGCGCGATGTCGCGCGCCGCTGCGCTCTTGAGCGTCGCGAAGTCCATGTCGGCAGGGGTCAGCGCCATGCTCTGCCACTTCAATCCACCGTCGAGCAGCATCGGCCGCCCGGCATTGGCCGCGCCTGAGAAAGCGATGTCGAGCTCGCGCTTGAGCCGTTCGAACTGTTCGTGCGCAAGGCTTGCCCCGTCGCCGGTCTCGTAGACCAGCGCGCCCGAGGGCCGCGCGGCGTTGTCGAGCAGCGCGCGGTTCCAGGCGGTCGCGGCATTGTGGATCAGCACCGCCTGCCACGCTGCCTCAAGTGCGCCCGCACCGCGATGATCATCAAGCGGATGCATCGCGCGGATCGCGATCACGCCCGGCCAGCCGTCCTCGTCCTCGAGCGGGATGCGGGTGCTCTGCCCTGTGACGGCATAGTCATAGGCGACCGGCCAGCCATTGCCGTCCAGCACCACCTGCACCCGGTCGGGGCGCAGCGCGAACAGCTCGACCGGCGCGCCGGCCGCGTCCTTGATGATCTGGACATAGCCGTTGCCGTGCAGCAGCAGATTGGCCGCCAGCGTCTCGACCAGCGATTGTCCCGCGCTGGTCGCGGTGACCAGCGCGGCAAGGCGCGGGTCGGAGCAGGTGAGCGGGGCCTGGCCGATCCCCTCGGCCAGCAGCCGCACCGAACGCTGGGCGATAGGGTTGGCGAGAAAGCCCTCTCGGATGCCGCGATCGTAGGTGTAGTGGCAGGTGGCAGGACCGCTCTCGAAAGCGGGGATCCAGCCCTGCATGATGCCGCTCGCCAAGGGCACGCGGGTGTGCTCCCCGCCCTTGAAGGCGGAGCGAAAGATGTCGAGCAGGGCCATGGGAGTTCCTTCGTTTGATGGGAGTGGCGCCTGTCCGGCCTCGTGGTCGGGTCAGGTGCTAAAGGGCGGTAACGCTCGGTCTTGAGTGCCTTGCCAGCATCAATTCGCTCATCGCCCACACCAGCGCGTCGGCGCGGTCGGGGCTGCTGCCCGGCCCGGCATAGGTGCCGCCGACGAGCAGCCCGCACAGCTGATCCTCCAGCCGCGCGAAGACGCTGACGTGGCGCACGCGTCCGGCCGCATAGAGCGCTGCGACCGGTTCGGCGCGGGCGACCTTGCCTCTGGACGCATGCACCAGTTTGACCGGGAGCGACTGGTCGGCCGCGCGCAGCACGCTTTCGACCATCGCGCCGCCCTGATTGGCTTCGGCCACCACCCGGTCGGCGTTCCATTCCTGCGCGGTCTCGGCGACCCGCCTGGCCCAGTCCGCGGGCCCCGCCCCGCCGAGCGAACGGTCGGCCACCACCCGCGCGATCCCGTCGACGCCGAGTTCGGCGACGATAATCCCGCATTCGTCACCATTGGCGCTCGCCGGCGGATCGACCGCGACCACCACCCGGGCCGCCTCGGGCACGGCCCCCGCCTCGCGCGATTGTTCCAGCAACGACCGGGTCCACAACGCGCCCTCGATATCCTCGAGCAGCTCGCCGTCCATTTCCTGCCGGGCCAGCAGTGTGCCGGCATATTCGTTCCTGATCGCATCATGAAAGCGGTCGGGCAGCCGGTCATTGTCGCCGGTCTTGCCGTGTGTGATCACGACCTCGTCGCCTTTTGCCGCCTGCGCGACCAGCCGTTGCACCAGCGGCACCGCGCGCGGCGTGGTGGTGACGGCGACGCGCGGGTCCTCGCCGAGCCGCAGCCCGAGCATCAGATTATCCCAGCAGCGCGTCGCGCGCTCGCTGGCGAGCGGCCACTTGCCGATCTCGTCGCACCAGGCGTGGCTGTGCTGCGGCCCGCGCAGGGCCTCGGGCTCGGCGGCCGAGAACAGCTGCGCCTGCGCCCCGTTCTCGAAGCGGACACGGTGGAGCGAGGGCTCGAACTGCGGCTTGTGGCCCGGACGGCAGATCGCCAGCAGCCCGCTCTCGCCCTCGACCATCACTGCACGCGCCTCGGCCAGGGAGGAGGAGACCAGCGCAATCCGCGCGTCGGGGTTGGCATCGGCGATCATCCGCACCCATTCGGCGCCCGCCCGGGTCTTGCCGAAGCCGCGCCCGGCCATGATCATCCACACCCGCCAGTCGCCCGGCGGCGGGAGTTGCTTCGTGCGGGCGCTGTATTCCCAGAGGAAGGCGAAGTCGTTGCGCTCGTCCTGATCCAAGGCCGCGGTCAGGGCGGTGCAGACCTCTTCACCGTCTTCGGCCTCCTTGGGATCGGCCATCTGGTCGACCATCTTGTCATAGGGCCCGCTCATTCGTGTCGGCCCTCGGCGGCGGCTTTCTCGCGAGCGATGCGGCGGCGGATGTCCTCGATCTTGCGGTCGATCGAGGCGCGCACTTCGGCGGCGCTGACATTGCGCACCTGGCTTGCCCCGCGTCCCGCGCCGTCGCGGTGGGCGACGAGCAGGCGGATGGCGTTGGCGAAGTCGAACTTCTCGCCGTCACCGGTCTTGGCGTCGCCTTCGCGCAGGCGGCGGATGACCTCCATTTCGAGGCCGAGATAGCCGTCGGCGAGGGCGGCCTGCCAGGCGCGGGCGAAATCAGGCTCGTCTCGGCGGGCCTGACAGGCCTCGGCGATGCTCACCCCGGCGGTGCTCGCGGCGCGCTCGAGGTTCGAGGTCGCGCTCAGGGTGTCGAGGAACCGCTTTTGCCAGTGCTGCCCGGGGGTGGTTCCTTCGCTGCGGGAACGGGCAGGCACGTTGCTGACCATCGGCACCACTCCTTGGACGAACGGAAGCGGGCGGCGCTTCCCTGGGGAAGGCCGCCCGCTGGCGACTCGCTATTTCTGGATGTTGCCTTCTGATAACCAAAGAGCGTGACGATGTCAAGAAAAATAACCATTCAGGTTAATTTAATTAGCGTCGCCCGGCGCGCGCGAAAGCGGGCGGCATGGGCTGCCGAAGGCCCAAGCCGCAGTAATGCCCGATTTTATCGGAGCTCAGATAATCCCGATCGCCTTGCCCGCGCGCTCGAACATGCCGAGGATGGTTTGAACCTGCTCGGCCGTGTGCTCTGCGCACAGCGAGCAGCGCAGCAGGGTCATGCCCGCAGGGGTTGCGGGCGGGCGGGCGAGGTTGACGTAAAGGCCCTCCTTCAGGAGCGCCTCCCACATCATCGCGCCTTTCTCGAG